GGCAGGTCAGCCGCTCACGGTAAGAAACTACAACGGCTACTTGAAGCTCACGAACAAGAGCGGGGACGACCACGCTTGCGTCGACCTAAACAGCGGGCTGCTGAGCCTCGATAGCACTGTCACCAACGGACTCATCGACGTTCGTGGGATAGGGCACGTGATTGACGCAACGACCGGCAACGCGGTAGTGAACGACCAATACCTGGTGAGCAACGACAGAATCCTTGACACGATACAGGCCATGCAAATTGAAGGGGGTATTACTCTGCAGCAGGCCCAGCGATTGATGTTGGCGGTGCTGGCCGGGAAATCCTCCGGCGGCGACACGTCCCGCATCAAGTTCCGGGACACCGGCGACAGCAAGGACCGCGTGGACGAGACGGTGGACGAAGACGGTAACAGGTTGACTGTGGCGTTGGATTTGGATTAGGAAAGGAGTTTTTGAGATGGCTAAGTATGGAAGCAAATCAGGACACGGTAAGGGCAGGGGCGTTTCGGGTGGTCGCCGCAATGCCAATACTGGTGGTTGCTCATCGGGCGGACCGGGTCACGGTCGAGGGGGCGGCCGTGGAGGAGGAAGAAGTCGCAAAGGATAGTAGATGATAGACAGGAACAAACACTTTCCGGTTAGGCACTTCGGCGGCCACTGGGCCATAGGACACTGGCCGCGCCTTGAGGCGGTCGTTCGATATATCCGCAATCTGATATTGCTGAACTCACCAGCTTCAATCGTTCGGGCCTGGCTGGTGGAGCAACTGTTAGGTTCGATGCCGTCTGCCGGGACAGCCTGGCCGATATTCGTGAGCCACTTGCCGGACGGCGATGGACTCGGTAACGCCGTATGCGTCTACGACAGCGGAATGAACGGCCACGGCGAGTTGCCAGACGGACAAGCAGTACAGCACTATCGGATTCAACTTCGCATTCGCTCTGAACAATCGGCGGTCGGACGCACGAAACTGGGTCAGTTGTTGAACGCTTTGAGTTCGCTGCGAGACGAGAAGTTGACGTTAGGCATTCATCGCTACGAGATTGTGAATGCAGTTCAACGCGGCTCGACGTATGGCGGCGTAGATGAGCAAAGGCGGAATACGTTCCTTGGTAATTGCTCGCTAAACATCTACAGATTGGTAGCAATATGATTGAATTGGCCGCATCTGAAATACTGAGACAAGTTTTTTTGGACGGGCTCTACGTCTCTTTGCCGAACGCAGGCAGCGGCTGGCCTTGTTTCGCTACTCATCTTCCGGATGGCGATAGAGCGGTGGACAACGCTATTTGTATTTATGATGAGTTGCCGGAAAAGGACGGACGTCATATGAATACCGGAGAGGTCGTGCTTCACTATACGGTGCAGATTTTGCTTAGGACCAACAATCAAAGTCAAGGCTGGCTCAAACTCTCGCAGCTGGCGAATTATTTGGATTCTCTTGCAAATAAGCGTGTGACTGTGAACGGAGATTCGTTTATACTCCTTAGCGCAACGCAGAGAACGGGCGTTGATTCGTTGGGCGTTGAGGCCGATGAACCCCAACGAAGATGGTTTTTCGATACACGATATGCTTTGTCAATCAGAGAAATTTGAAAGGAATAGATATGGCACGGATAGATGATGGACACCCAACAATTATTGATTTTGCTGCAATGCCGAGCGGTGAAACGCCGTTGTACTGGGAGAAGGAAGTAACTCCACCGGGACTGTCGGGTGGTGGACCGAATGAGACAACGACGATGAGGAACGCAACCTGGAGAACCAACGCTCCCAAGAAGTTGATTACGATGGCTCCAGGGAGTTTTCTGGCGAGTTATGACCCAGAGGTTATGGACCAGATGCTTTCGCTCCTCAACGTCAACAATCTCATTACGGTTACGTATCCAGACGGTTCTACGTACGCGTTTTGGGGATGGTTGGATGAATTCACACCCAATGCTTGTGTTGAAGGTGAACAGCCAACGGCTGTTTGTTCGATACAGCCGTCCAATCAGAATGCCAACGGTGTAGAGACTGCCCCTGTGCTGACGCCAGCGGCATAGTTGGTAGCTTTGTCTTTCACTCGGGTTCGGGAGGTGTGTAGCCTCCCGAACTTCGGGTGGAATGTAGATTGATTGGAAAGGACGAGAAAAGATGGGCACTCAGTCGAAGACATTGAGGTTCAAGGCAGTTCGGCAGGAAATTCCGGTTGAAATAGAAGATTCATCCGGCAACGTTAAGAAATACACGTTGCGGGAGTTCGACGGTGCAAGTCGAGATGCCTATATGAACCAGATTCGAGAGAAAGCTAACATTGATGCCGAAGGCAACATCGTAGGCTGGAAGACCTTTGAGGGCATTCAGAGCGGGTTATTGGCCTTGTGCTTGTACGATGAAAAGAATAAGGTAGTACCAGAAGAAGTTATTCAAGCTTTTCCCACCTCAGTAGTGGACGGTCTCTTTCGAGAGGCGCAGGCCCTAAACAAGTTAATCGTGAGTGAAGCTGCAAGGGACGAAGTAAAAAACGTCTGACCGGGGAGCGGCTTGGCTGGTTCAAGCTGGCTTCCCATCTGCGAATGTCGCTGCAACGCTGTCAGCGCGAGACGACGTCCGGTGAGTTCGTCGAATGGTTGACGTTCTTGGAAATGGAACCCAATATGTTCCATCGTGAAGACTATTACTACGCTGAGATGATAGCTTGGTTGAAACGGGCTGTCGTTAGAAATCCCGGCTCGGTGAGAGCAAAGGACTGTATGATAAGGTTCACTTCCGACGTTTCGGCTGAAAGAAAACCCACTTGGAAGGAGAAGGCAGCATCGGCAAAGAACTTTTTCACCAACTTGTTGGCGTTCAAGAAAGCCGAGACGGCGATAAAAGAGAAGAAACCTATCTTGAGAGGTAAACGCAAATGATGGGACTGAGTCTTGGTCGCGTGTTCGTGCAACTGGGGGCAGATGCCTCCGGTTTTATGTCCACAATGGGCAGGATGGAGAGCCGGATGAGGAGGTTCACCAGCGGCATAACCCGCAGCTTCAGTCGCTTGGCTCGATACGGCGCTATGGGGGCCGCTGCCTACACTGCTGCTTCGATAAAGGCGTTTGCCACCTTCGAGGAGCAGATGGCCAACGTCTCCACGATGCTGGACGAACACACGATGAGATTTATGCCTGCCTATACTAAGGCAGTCAAGAATATGGCGGTGGAGTTTGGTGAGGGGACCGATACCATCACCAAAGGTCTCTACGACATCCTGTCGGCGTCCATAGAGCCCGCCCACGCGATGGACGTATTACGGACATCTATGATGGCGGCCAAGGGCGGTATGACGACCACTGCTATTGCAGCAGATGCGATAACGACCATCTTGAACTCGTACCAATTAGAGGCCAAACAAGCCGACTACGTGTCGGATGTTCTATTTGCTACGGTGAAGCGAGGCAAGATAACGTTCGGGGAGTTGGCCAGTGGAATTGGCATGGTCGTGTCAGTCGCATCGACGGCAGGGTTGGCTTTTGAAGAGGTTGGAGCGGCCATAGCTACTATGACACGGGCCGGAATGCCTGCGCAAAGGGCTATAACGGCTTTGCGGGCTATCATCTCCAGTATGTTATCACCGACCAAGGAATCTATAATAGCTGCGGAAGAGTATGGATTAGAACTCAGCAGTGTTACGTTGAAGACTGAGGGGTTGGTCGGCGTTATACAGAAATTGAGCAAAGCATCTGCCGAGCAGATAGCGGCTATATTCCCGAATATCCGGGCGATGACGGGTTTGGCTGCTCAAGTCAAACAGGTGGCCGGACAAGTTGAAGATTTGCGATTTATGTTTGATTCAACCGGTAAGAGCCAAGAAGCCTATGCTAAGATGACTGACATAGTAGCTCATCACTTGCGGCGGTTCTGGCAAGCCCTTAAGATGATTTCGGTGGAGTTTGGCGAGCGGTTCAAGGACCACGTCAAGGGATGGACAGCAGCTATAACGGAGAACTGGAAAGCTATCAGCCGTTGGGCACAGGACGCGGCTGACGCCTTCATATTCGTTGGCGAGTCGGTCGCTGATTTCGTCAAGATAGTGGTTGCCGAGCCCGGCAAAGCACTGGGAGAGTTGGTTCAGTTGTTCTGGAGTACCTTCAAGTTCATCGGTAAGATGGCTATTAGTATGGGTTACAGGATTGGGCAGAGCATTTGGGAAGGCATCAGGAGAGGTATATTTGGGGAGAGGGAGGCTACTCAAAGAGAAATTCTTGCCGAATATCAGAAGATGGCCCAGGTCATCAGGGAGAGGGGTGCAAAGGGAATACTCGATGAAAAGAGTATGTTTGTGACTGACCCGACCAAAGGTAGATTTGGGGAGATGTTGGGTGTTGATAGGCAAGTATGGGCTATGGCCAAGTTGAGTGCCCAAGCTAAGGTATCTACCAGTGAAGTTGATAGTTTAGTGGGTAAGCTATACAAGGATATGTCGAAATACGCCGATGATTTCGTGAAAGAAGGAGAGGCCAGTTGGGGTACATACTTTGATGCTTGGAAAGAGAATTGGGATAAGATGTTAGAGGGTATGAGAGGTAGGAAGGAAGCATTCATTGCTGAAAATGCAATGGAACAATTCAAGAAGGAACTGGGTCCAATAGCCAGAATGGTAGACGGTATCAAGGCCGGTTTTATCACCACTTACCGTGACATTCAGAATCGTCTTAACCCAGCATTGAGCGAGACAAAAGATATAATGCGAGAACTCACGGCAGAGCAACAGGCATCTCTCGACAGAGTCAGGAGTATGATAGAAGAGCTTCAACAGGAGTTGGAGTTGGTGGGTAAGGTCAATGAGGAACGTGAGCGTGCTGTTCGCAAGCAGGAATTTCTCAATGAGTTGGGTAAGGTTTATAACTCTCAGCAGAAGGAATACTATGAGATGGTAGCCCAATATGAGCAACTCATTGCTCAGATAGGTAAAGCGGAGAGAATGGCGGAACGAACGGAAGCTTTGGAGCGATGGGCAGAGGGAGCAAGGGAAGTCTGGACAAATCTAAGTCAAGTGGCAGCCAATTCTTTGGACCAGATGGCAGATAATATGGCCAATTTCCTGGCCGGCAATGCGGTGGATTGGCGGAGTTGGGCTGCGTCAGTGTTAATGGAGATAAACAAGATAATCATCAAGATGCTTATGATTCGGGCATTTGAAGCTGCAACAGGTTGGTTTGGTGGGTTCAGTTTGTTTGGAATGAGCAAGAGTGGAACGATTGGTATGGGTAGTCCCGGTGCTGGGGGGTATCACCAGGCTCGTTTTGGGCGAGTCATAGATAAGGGGCAAATCAAAGCATTCCAAATGGGCGGCGTATTGCAACAGGCGACATTGTTACCTTTGAAGAATAGGGAAATGGCCCTGGCTGCTGAAGAACAACCAGAAGCTATAATGCCTCTTTCACGTGACCGTACTGGACGTTTGGGGGTCAGAGCAGAGGGTACCATGCCTGCACCGACGGTGGTCAATCTCAAGAATGTCAACGTATTCGACCGCACTGAGCTTTACGCGGCTATGCAAAGTGCCGAAGGCGAACGGATACTGCTGAACG